CGTTATCAGCGCCACCAGCGAGCCGATATCCTGATTGTTCAGGAACGTCAGGATTTTGACGGCTAAAGCAGAAACGATTACGGCACCGATGGCATCCAGCGGTTTATCGCTATATCCCGTAAGGGCTGACAATTTAGCCCCAACTAATCCAGCGCAGAGCATTCCGGCAATATATGACACGATGAAATATGCTAATCGGCGTGAAGTGCTCAAATCAGCAGCTGATGCTATGTAGAAAACAGAACCAGCAAATGCACCGAACACAACACCATAATCTGTTCCGGTTAACAGTCCGTAAACACTCGCCCCAGTTAAAGCGCCACCAGCTAAGCCTGTGCCGGTTATTGGTTCGGACATCTGTCCCCCCTCAATTACTGTGAATCCTCTCAGAAACGAGGGGAAAGGGTTCAGGCCGCAAGCTCATGCGGTCACGGTTAATCTGCAGTTTTTAGCCTGGGCCTGAAATGAAAAAACCCCGCCGATTGGCGAGGTTCTGAAATATTTAAGTTCGCGTCTAAGTGACCACTCTTAACAGCTTATTCATATTTTTACGTACGTAAACTATTTTTATGCAGCCGCAACAATTTTTCCTTCAGGAATAAATGACACCTCGACATCCATTTCAAGTTTCACTTCAAGCATCATCAGCATTCCTTCAATTATTCCCTCTCCCTTTTGTAGTTTTTTTCCTATATGACCATCAGAGCAGTTATGTTTTTTTGCCAGCGACATAAATGTCATTCCGAACAGGAAATAGTCCACCAGCAAATCATGAAGCTCACTATTACCTTTGTTCAGTCGGGCCATACAGCCACAGATAACCATCGCATCATCATCACAACATTGAACGCGGGATTTGGTCTTTGCTGGTATGAGTCCTTTAAAGCCAGCCGCAATATGAGCCCATGTAACGTCTTCACTGTTGTTTGCTGCCCAAGCGCCCCAGCGCTCCATTACCATTTGGATATTACGCTGCATGGTTCACCTCTTTTATCTGACCAGTAATCATTTCAATACTGTTGTTGCATTCGTTTCCCCAGCGGTCCCATCCGTTCCACTCTTCCCGAGCGAATATTTCGATTCTTTTCACATCACCGTATAATTGTTCCAGTCGGTTCCTTACTTCCCACGGCTTTGCGCTGTGTTCCCCAAGGCAGGTATGCACCACCTGTTTTACTGCTGCGCTGGCGCGTTGTAAGCCAGTTCCTCTGGTAGCAATCAGCACATCCTCTGTATTACTGCGGGTGTGATTACCACCGTTCATGCGGGTTTCACGGTCCAGCATTTCAAGCAGATCGTTAAAGTCCACCAGCTCACCAGCGCTCAATGCCTTATTGAAGCGATCAGCAGCGTTCTGGTTCAGCTTCACCCACGTAAAACCTTTCATCGTTCTTACCCGGAAACCCCAGGATTCAGCCAGCTCTACAGCCTCACGGTTATGGGTCCCGGTGTACCACATCGCCAGAACAGCGTTTTCAGCAGCCAGTGACCAGACAGGAAGGCGTTTAAGTTCTTCCATGTTCATAGTGCTGTAATGATTGCAGGCCGCGCCGTTGCTGATTCTGTTGCCGTATTCCCACGGTGGATCACAGTAGATAAGGTCGTATGTCATGCTGCCCTCTGCTTTTTCAGTTCGCGGGTTTTACGGCGGTAGGTAGCCGCAATCTCTTCAAGCTCTTCTCGTGAGTAGTGCTTCGCCTCGTGTGGCCCTTCCAGCCATTCCACCAGCTCAAGGCCAAACCATTCGATTAGCGTTGCTCTGTAGCGCTCGTGTACCGTCTTGTTTTTAGCGGTAAAGCGACCAGCGCCACCGTTGCAGGCCTTGCACTGGCGGTACGCGTTCTTTTCTTCAAAACGCAGTTCAGGACGTGATCCAACGCTGAGGAAGTGACCACAATCCCACTGACCGCCGAAAATCATCGGGGGGTGATATGTGCCGCAGGATGGGCAAGGTTTCCCCTCGTCTCGTTCACGGATGAAAGCGTTAAACGCCGTTTGCGCCTTACTGACAAAGTACCCACGAGGCTGGAGCGCCTTCTTGCGAATCTTCAGGTTTGCTTTGCTCTCCTGTGCAGCCTTTTTAGCCTTCTGCGCACGGTTGTAGTCAATGGCACAACGAGGACCACATACTTTTTGAAGGTTACGAGTAGGCGTGAAGGTATCCCCGCACTGAGCGCATTCCTTCGGTTTGTAGGTTTTCACCTTCGCCTTTACCGGCTTTTTCATTGCTTCATCCCTCTGTGAAAAACCCACTCGTAGACTTCGGAGCCATTGTTCAGCAGGTCGTTGAAATCCCCCTGGGCAGGCCAGCGGACGGAGACAGTCTCCAGATCGTTTTTTGCGTGGAGGTTTGCTTCGGCGCATACCATGGCTGCAGCATGACCAGCGGCGTTAGCGTCGGCATCAGCAAAAATAATGAGGTTCTTTACCCCTGCAGGAACGCGGAACTTTTTCATGAAAGCCGTGTTCATCGTTGCCCAGGTATTGCACTTGGTGATTTGATGGCAGGACAGTGCCGTTTCGATGCCTTCGGCAATGCCCAGCGTCGAGGCTACAGGGAATAAACGAATAGCTACGGATTTGGCGTACTCCAGGTAATTGTCTTCCTGGAGCTTCATCATCTTTTTGGCTGTGCCACCTGTTTGGGCTTTCTTCTCGCCGTCGAGCAAGGTGCGGTGCAGATAGCAAAGCTCGCCTTTGTCATCCGTCGCCAGCGCATAAATAGCCTGAAGGTTTTTGCCGTCTACAGGCTGTTTGTCGCAGTATCTGATGCTCTCAACCGGAAGAGAGTTAATCCCCCTGCCTTTCAGATAGCCTTCAGCACCGGTACCACGTAGCGGAGTGAGCTTTGCAAATTTACGACTGACCTTTTCGCGCTGCTGCGCCAGCGATGTACGCGCCGGGTTTGTGGTGGTGCGATCTGGGGTGTATTTATTTCCGATCAGCTCATCGATCTCAGCTGCCAGAATCCTGAACTCCTTCCCGGTTTTGCTGCCAGCAGCGCCCAGCCGTCACCAGAACCACACACGCAGATATAAGACCCGGTGCCATCCTTGTCATCACAACGAAATTTCCCCTTTCTTCCGCATACCGGACACTCTTTCGGCCAGTGTTTTTTCCCCGTCACGCCAGGAAGGCCAAAGTATTTATAAATTTCTGCCCAGCGGCCTATTGCTGCTTCTTTGGTGCTCAGTCTGGTGTTCATGCCGCTTCCCCCTGGTTCTCTTTGCGTTTCGCAAATGCGATCAGTTTTGATTTGATGAAATTCGATACTTCAGGCGTTGTTTGCTGCGGGGTGTGGTGTAACCCACGAGGCCAGACGCCGAATTTTTGTTTATAGGTATGAGCACACCAGCCGTCACTGACAGGTCGTCCCTGCGCTGCGCGGGTGCGCTGATAGAAAAGAATTTGTGACCACCATGATTGCTTCTGCTCAGTGGTGTACTTAACTTCCGCTTTGCTGACCTTTGTCAGCCCTCGGGATTTATCCGTTTCAACGTCTTCCCCGGCCAGTGGCTTAAATCCGCATTTAGGGCAGATATAAATACCCGCTGGTTTAACGAAGTGGCACTGGCTGCATTCTTTCGGAAGTTTCTCCGCTTCATCGGCTTTTACGACGCGCTGGGGAGCCTCTTCCATGCCGTCCGATGACGATGGGAGGTAGTCATATTCAATATCGTCCGGGTAGCCCAGCTTGTTCACCGTGCCGCTGTGGTCGAAGATGAGGCAATGATCTTTGCCAGGGGCAGCGCGTAAGCCGCGACCCAGCGTCTGAATCCAGCGAATTTCACTTTTGGTCGGACGGGCAAAGATGATGCAGCGAACATCGCTGTCGAACCCGGCGACTAGCACACCGACATTCACGATTATTTTGGTAATGCCCTGTTCGAATCGGCGGATCACCAACTGGCGTTCTTCATGGGGTGTGCTTGCCGTCATGACTTCAACGGTTACCCCGGCACGAGCAAATTCCATCGTGACGTAGTTCGCATGGGCTACATCAACACAGAAACAGATTGTTGGGCGGTCCTGCCCATTCTCCAGCCAGTTTTTCACGATGTCGCCAACTAGCTTGGCTTCACTCATAACCTTACTGAGCTGACCTTCCTTGTAGTCGCTGCCATACCCAGCAACGTAAGACGTTTCCACCTCAGAGAGATCGGGATGTGACGGCGCGTAAAATTCGTATTTGCTCAGTGCGCCGATCGCGATCAGCTCCTTCATCGTTGTTGGCTTAATCAGGCGCTGATAGTAATTGCCCAGGAACTTGGCGAAAGGAGTACCGGAAAGACCGACCACCTTCGTTTTTGTGTTGCGGGTCAGGTTGTCGATAACCTCCAGCAGCTTTTTGCGCTTCAG